ATCATAAAGATAGAAACCCTAGAAACAATAGTAGAAGTAATTTAAGAGTAAGATCTAAATCTTCTAACAGATCAAGGAATAGATAATGCCAAAAATACCTACATATGTTTCCACATCCTCTATGACAACAGCGACACCATCTGTTAAAACAAATGTTCAAGATTTAAATGTTAATCAAACTCCAGCAAGTGCATTACAACCTATTAGTAATTTTGTAAGAGACAGTTATATAAAAGAAAAAATAACTGAAGCTAACAATCAATCTTACAAAGCAATAAATAATTTTTATGAAGATCAACTAGACCCACAAGGTAATGTTGCTCAAAAAGGTTGGTTAACAATTCAAAGTGAAGCAAAACAAAAATCAAATCCAACTGAAGCATCAGAATATTATGATTTAGAAACTGAAAAACTTTACAATTATCATAAAAATAATAAATTAAAAAATTTAAATAATTTTGAAAAAAAAGCTATTGATGCAAAATTTTATGCAACATCTGGTTTATTAAAAACAAAAGCAATAGAAGAAGCTAGATTAAATTTAATAACAGAAAATAAAGAAGTTGATGATGATACTTTTGTTAAACAAAGTTTATTACTACAACAATTAGGACCAATGTATTTATCTTCTTTTAAAAAAATTATGGAAGAAAGAATAAATGCAAATCCAGATTATGATGATGGTATTAAAAAACAATTAATTAAAGGATATAATCAAAAAGGTGCTGAATTTTTAGCAACTTCTATGGCTAATAATCAACCTAATAATTTTAAATTATCATTAAAACAAGGTATTTTTGATGATGTACCTGCTGGTGAATTATTAAAATTAGATGGTGTAGCTAATGAAAAAATTAAAGAACAAAAATTTAATATACTTTTAAAACCTTTAGATATTCCTTTTGATGCTGATCCAAGAGATTTTACTTTAGCAAATGAAGAAATTAAAAATAAAACTTTTGGAGGTAATAAAGAATTACAAAAAATTTTTCAAACTTTACTACCACAAGAAAAAATTGAATTTGAAAAAGAATATCAAAAAAAAGCAAAAGCAATTAGATCAGATAGAAATATGGCAATACTTACTCAAAGAGAAGTTGTTAAAGTTGAAACTGCAATAGAAAGTAAAGGTATTTTTGATAATATGGAAAAAAATAAAGCAACTTACAATAAAGATTTAGAAAGAATTTTTGGTGTTAATACAGATGCTGTTGAACAATTTAATGTTGTTAATCAAAAAGTAGCTGATGGATCTGCTAACAAACTATCTAATTTTGATAAAAATGATGATATTGTTAAACTTATTATTAATGATAAAATTAATACTATTACAGACAAGTTTTTACTAACAGGAGAAACTGGAGAAGCAAAAAGTATTTTAGAAAGAGTTGGACAAGATGTAAATATTGCTGATGTAAAATATTTAAATAATCTTCTCGGAATATCTAATGAACCAAATTTTAAACAAAACCATACAGAATTTTTTAAATTTATAGATAATTTTAAAGATCAAGTTGCTGGTAGTGTTGCGTTACAACCTTTAGATCCAGACAAAGATGCTAGATTAAATAAATTTAAATACGTAATGTACAATAGATATATAGATGGTTTAGAAAAAGGTATAAATTCAGATGAATTATTAAAAGCAACCAAAGGAAATAAAAACTTTATTGGTTATGATTTTTATACTTTTTTACCAAATGTAAATGATGTGTTTAAAGGTATTTTAAATGAAGTTAAAAAAAATATAAATAACACATCTATAAATAAATATGGTGAAAAAATATTATATGAAGATGATACTCCAGAAATTCCTTTAATGTCATTAAAAAAATCAAAAGAAAAAGAATTAGGTAGAAAACTTACAATAAAAGAATTTAGAGAACTTATAAAGGAAAAATAATGGCTTCATTAGCGGAAGAAATAAAACTTTTTGAAAAAGCTGGTTTTTCTAATACAGAAATTGAACAATATAAAAAAGAACAAATACAAGAATTAAGTTCTGCAGGATTTACTACTCAAGACATTGCAAAAGATTTGGGTTATAAAAAAATAAATTTAACTCCCATTAGACAAGCATGGCAAAATATTATTGATCTTGGCAAAGAAGAACACGAAAGTGTTTATTCAGAGTTAAAGCAATTAGAAGCTCAAAATGATGACACTCCTTTTATTCAACAAAAAAAAGAAGATTTAGTAGGTAAAATATTTGAACCTTCAAAATATTGGCAAAGAGGTTGGGGTGCTGGTATTTATGATTTACATCAATCTTATGTTAATAATGAAAAAACACCAGAACTTTACACAACAGGTCAACCAGATGATACGGGTTTTATAGAAAGAAACATTACTAACATTGCAAGACTAATTAAAGATTTACCAGTTTATGCAGTACCTACTATTGCTGCTGGTATTGCTACTAGAAAACCAGATGCTAGTTTAGCGGCAGGTGCATTTGCTGCTGGTTCTTTAAGAGAAACATATTTAAAAGCATTAGAAAATGATGAGGTAAATGGTTTTCAAGAATTTTTTGATATATGGACTAAAGAAGGTATTAAAGCTGGAGGAATAGAAGCGGCTCAAATTTATGCAGCTACAAAATCTGGTAATTTAGTTACTGGAGGATTAAAAAAAACTATAGCACAAGCTGGTGCTTTTGAAGGTGTTGGTGCAATTCTTCATGGAGAAATGCCAAACAAGGAACAATTAACAGATAGTGTATTTTTATTTGGTTTATTTAATTTTGGAAGTTCTGCAATAAAAAAATCTAGAAAAATTATAACTAAAAACGACAGAACATTAACAGAGCTTGCGGATGATATGATTGTTAATAAACCTGTATTTGATGATGCTGCAAGTACAACTAATCAAAATCCTAGATACTATGGTGGAGATAAAAATATAATATTAAAACCAGATACATTTAAAGAAGGAATAAAATTTAAAACAGAAGCTGAACAAAAAATAAATAATAATATTAGATATAACGAACCAGAAGCTGTAGTAACTATAGGAGAAAAATCTTTAGCTGTAAAAGATTCTTTTGTTAAAAATTCTATTGATAGATTACATCCTGTTAAACAATTAATATCTAAAGTACAAAATACAAAAAATACTAAAGATGCTTTAAATGTATATGAAGAATTTAGAACATTACTAGGTGTAGAAAATTTAAGTGGCACATTTATAGAGGTAGGAACTCAAAATGCTAAATTACAAACTAATGGAAAAGGATTTAAAGAAATATTAGAACCCTTATTAGATAAAGATTTTGCTGTACCTTTATTACCAGAAAAAATTTCATTTAGTTTAAAAGCAAGAGATTTAAGAAATAAACAAGTTTATGCAGAATTTACAAATTATGCATCATCAAAAAGAGTTATAGAAAAAGAATCTCAAGGCATTAAAACTGGTCTTGATTTAAAAGCAGCTAAAGAAGTTGCCAACAATCCAGAGCTTATAAAAAAATACGACAATACTGCAAAAGAATTAACAGCTTATAGCGAAAGAGTTTTAAGGTATGCAAAAGATAAAGGTCTATTAACTGAAGAAGCATTTAATGCTATGATTGAATTAAACAAAGATTACATACCATTTGCTAGAGTTGTAGAATCTACCTTAAAAGATAAAGGTTTTATTCAAGGAGTATCAAATCCTTTAAAAAAAATGGTTGGAACTAAAAAAGAAGTTAAAGAAATTTTAGATCCTATAGCAACTACTTACACTAATACATTTAATATTATTAAAAAAGTAGAAAGAAATACTGCTTTAACAAATTTTTTTAATTTAATTGAAGCTAATAAAAAATCTTTTCCAGATATAAATAAAAAAACTGTAACTAAATCTACAAAATTAGAATTAAAAGAACTAGAAGATTTAGGAATAGATATTTCAAAAATTAATTTAAAAGTTGCAGAAAATATGAAAGTTTTTAGAAAAGAATTTGATAAAGTTGGAGAAGATTCAGTTGCTGTATATCGTAAAGGTAAATATGAAGCATGGGAAGTAGGAAAAGAATTAGCT